AACTTTAAGTCTTATGAGCAACTACAAGCAAGATTGAATCTAGTATTAGGTAAATCTTCACGTACACCAGCACCTGTTGTTGATGAGAGTGAAGAGGAAGTAGTACCTGCTAATTGGGGTAAAGAAGTTACTGATTTCAAAGCGAAAGCAGTTGCTGCTGCTCCAGCAAGCGGTGAAGAGGATACATTGTCATACTTTGCTTCACTAGCAGAGGAGGACTGATTATAAACTGGCACAAGGAGGACTACATATCCTCCTTTTGCTGTTATAATTAGTATATTAAAGGAGATTTATGAAGTTTACACCATTGCTTTTGATACCCTTCTTGTCTGCAACACCAGCACAAGCTGGGTGGAAAGATTTTTTTCAACCAGGATGGTCAGAGTCTGAGATCTGTTACAAGAATGTATACAGAGAGGAGTATGTACCAGGCACTTACAACAATCCAGGTTACGTTGAAACATTTAAAGACAGGGTAGAGATTCCCTGCAATACTGTTATTACAGGAGGAGGAAGAGAACCTCATTCTATAGGTGTAAGACCTTCAAGACCACCATACAGACCTTACAGACCTTCACGTGATGGAAACGAATGTGGTGATGGTAAGATTGCTGGTGGTATATTAGGTGGTGGACTTGCTGCTGCTATCTCAAGAGGAGATGGAAGATGGTGGGCAATTCCTTTGGGTGCTGTCGTTGGCAGTCACATTGGATGTGATATTGATGGAGGCTAATGGATATACATGACATACCTGGTGTAGGTGGATTCTATACAAAGAAAGAAGTAGATGCTTTAATTAAGGCTGCTGTAGATGAAGCGAGAGCAATTGATGAAGAGTCTATGCGTAAGCATAATAGAGATGCAACTATCATTAGTATGATACTTGGGTTTACAGTTCTAGCATTGTTTGTAGATGGTTTGTTGAGAATCCTTGGTATCATTCCACCATTTATGGATATTGACGTTGATATAATAGATGATATAATAGAGAGAGTAGAGACTGATGTTATGCCAATGGTTCAGGATACAGTTAAGAAGATGCCACGGATACGATGACTCTAGAACAAGATTGGGATTTCTATTTCCAACAACGTCCTAATGGTGGACCTTGGGATGTGGAGAATAATTATGTTCCAGATCTATCTGTAGTAAATTTTATTAGAGAATATAATGTACCAAGCACAGCAAGAATATTAGATTGTGGTTGTGCTGATGGTAGAAACACTAAGTATCTTGCAACTAGAAATTGTACAGTAATTGGATTAGATTTTTCAAAGACTGTAATAGATAGAGCTGCTAAGTCTATCCCTGAAGCAACTTTTGTGTATGGTGATGCTAGATCATTACCATTTGCTGAAGGTAGTTTTGATTATATTATTGATGCTGGAGCACTTCATGTTAATCATCCAGATGATGCTCTCTTTATTATAGAAGAGTATCATAGAGTTCTTTTGTCTTCGGGTAAAGTATTCATTAGAGTATTCTCTGCTGGAGATGACTCATTATATGAACCTATTTTTAATGTAACAAAAGATAGTTTACCAGTCTACGGATACACTGTTGAGGAATTTGAAACTCTTATTGAAGATCATTTTCGTGTGTCAAGAAGGACTCATGCTCCTATGTACGGTGCTCATGGTAACGGTTGTAATTATTACCATCTATCAAGGAAAACTTAAATCATTATAAAAAAACCCCTTTTTATGGGGGTTTCATTATAAAATAGTGTGTAAGATTCAACACAATACAAATGTCAGGAGATTTTTTCTCACATAATGATCAACAACCACCTATACCTGTAGAACAGGCACGTGACCTACAACAGAAATGCAGAGCATCGCTGGCTATGGATGAGATTAAAGAATCTCGGTGGTATAATACAAATTATATTCTAGAAATAGAATCTATGTTAGTCAACGAACGATACAGGACTGGTAGTCCAATGCAAGAGTAGGGGGTCATATATTATTCGATCTTTGATTCCCAGGAAACCGCAAAAAAAACTCGGCATGTTTTTTGGCAAAAAGGGTTTTTTACCTAAACATCAATACTTGAAGAACCAGGTCCATTATCATAAGAAGTTACAGTTCCTAGTTCTACTTGATTACTTACACTAGCACTAATATAACCTCTAGTGTCTATGAATCGCTGTGCTACATTTAGCACAGTTTTTTTATTGTTTTGATCATCCAATTCTGCATGTGGTTCATATGCAACCAAATTGGCAAATTCGTCAGTAATCATATTTGTTAATTGTCCTGTAGGAATTCTTATAAGTCTCTTCATATCGTTTTCATACGATTCGTGCTCATAATTACTTACTGGATATATTGATTCTTCTGATGTCTTAGTTGTTCCGTCTGGTAATACTGCTCTAAATGTGGAATTAACCTCTATACCCCTTTTAATGAAAACTATATCATTGTACAGTATTTCTTTAGTTTCGTAATGATGGACTTGATCGGAATCTGTGTATTTCTCCTCACAGTAGTTTTGAAGGTCATATTCGGATTTTGGCCATTGTTCGTATACGTCTGTAATGTTGTTTACGAGAAGTATTACCCAATCAAGTCCAGAACTGCCAAGTACTGCTAATGCAAGATCTGAAGGTTTAATCCCATCTGGGATAGATGTGGTTTCAAATAGAGTTGTGTATTTTTCAAGATCATCTCTTATCTTACATCTTCTGAAGATATTCTTGACAAGGCGATATTTGAAGGATTCGTCATCTGTAAGACCTTCTCCAATATAGGTATTTGGTAATTGTGAAAAATATGCCATATTTAGTAACCGTCTACGATATCTTCTGTTGTGAGTAGTTTAGTCTCTGTAAATTGTACGTTTAGTACTAATGCTGGTACATTGAGCAGTGAATTACCACCTGCTCTTTTTAATGCATTGTATTGGTTATCTGGAGTATAATTTACTGTAACGTTTGTGCATACTGAAGGATGAATTTTAAAATGTAGATTACTATCTAAATCACCACCACTTGATACTAGAGCTCCTTGAGAGTCAAAACGACAGAATTGTATATCAAATTTTCTTGGAACTTGGAAATATCGCTGACTTTCAGCAGTTGTCATCAATTGTTTCTTTCCTGTCCAAGGATCATCATCGCTGTTATCCCATCCAAATAGATCTTTCAATGCTTTGATTGTTTCATCAAATGGTTCGTATTTTGCTCCTTTTTTACCAATTTGGGATTTCTTTTTTCGTACTTTTCTTGCTAATTTACCAGATTCAAATGTTGGGTGAGAACCCATTTTAAACCATTGACAAATTGACCATATATTTTCTGCTTCTGTAGGGTTTCTAGCAAGCATCTTAAAACTGAAATTATGATTACGGAAACTCATGTTATTGAAGACTTGTTCCGTATAGGGGTTAAATATTCTCCCCTTTGTCATTTGCTCTAAACTGTTAATATCAACACTACCTTGTAATCCTAAAAATCCACTAATACTGTTTGCTGCCTGTACCATTGCACTTGCACCAAATTCAGGATTTGCTGCTTTTGCAGCCATTTGGATTGTTTCTGCTAATTTATCAAAATTTATATCACCTTCTACATTTGCTGCTGCGTTAGCAAGAGCAATACCACCAACTCCGAGATCTACTGTTCTATAGTTTGATTGATATGTTGTTGATAATGCTGGTGGCATATTGATGTATACCGTATCATTATCATATACCTTATCTGCTTCAACTGCACCTATATTTCCACCATAAAATGCTTCATTACTGTTTTTGAATGACATTTGGAAGCTTTTAAATCTAACCCAGTCAATTGCATAGGTAGCACCATCAGCATCTCTATGACGTTCACCATGAGATACAGGAGCTCGGTATGGGTATCTGAAAATTGACAACTTAACTACCTAAATATTAACGTGACCTGTATTTATTTATGCGTTATAAGCGAGGAAAGTACTTTCCTAAAAAACCTAATAAGTATAAAGGTGATTATCGTAATATAGTCTATAGGTCAGGGTGGGAACTTAAGTTCATGAAATTTTGTGATTATAATTCTTCTATTACCGAATGGGGTAGTGAAGAAATTATTATTCCTTATATTTCACCTGTTGATGGTAAACGTCATAGATACTACCCAGATTTTTATGTTAAATCTAAGGGTAAAAAGTATATAGTAGAGGTTAAACCATTAAGACAGACTAAAGAACCAAAAACGCAGAAAAAGGTTACTAAAAAGTATATTAATGAAGTTGTCACTTGGAGTGTCAACAATGCAAAGTGGAAAGCAGCAACCGAGTTTTGCAAAGATTATAATATGGAGTTTATGATCATTACAGAAAAGGAGCTTAGAGTATAATGCCTTGGCGTTCAGACATACCACATAAACAGCAAGCTAGATCGGGGTATCCAAGTTTGCAAGAGATGATGGCATTTTCCTTAAAAGATAAGGATTATTCTCCAGCTTCGACTAATTTATTCACAATACACATTACAACACCAGCGTTATTAAAAAACTGGCAGGCAAGAGATGATGGAAGTCATACAATATCAGATACTATTGGATATAGAGATTCAACATTTATGCCTGATGCAGGTGGTAAAGGAGGAATGTTGGGTAAATGTTTAAATTTTTATTGTCAAACTATTAGTATACCAAGTAAACAGGTTACAACTGGTTCACTTGTTAATATAGGTACTGCAACTAAGTATGCTACAGGATCTGCTTTCAGTCAAATTTCTGCAACCTTTATTGCACCTAAATCTCAACATAGTAGAAATTTCTTTGAAAGATGGATACAATTGATGGCTCCTGATGCCAATCAGTATAGTGATTATTATGATTATTATAATGCTCCTAGAATGATGATTTTTAAATGGGAGAAAGGTGGACAACGTGAAGAACCTTATACATTTGAAACTAGAAATCAAAATGCAAAGATAGAAGGATGGAATCCTAATGATAGACATCCACAGAAAGCATTTAATTATAAGTTAACTGCTAGTTGGGAGATGCAACAAGCATTTCCTTATAATCTAGGATCTACTCAGTTAAATAACCAAGCAGCACGTGCTATGACGTTTACAGTAGGATTCTTCTTTGAGCGTTATAGATTCTATACAGGAGCAGATTTCGATGAACCTGGTATAAGAACACAAATCTCTATTCCTGGAATGGGAACACGAGATAATGATTATTATGATCCTCTTGTTGATGCTCAACAGATATTTGGTGAAGTAGACGCAACACAAAAATCCCTCGGAATATGGTAAAATAATATGCCACTACCAGAAATACATTACGACCCTTGGTTTCATAAACCTCACCCCCACGACTCTATGCCTATTGCAACTGATGAACCTCTAGATCTTGCACCAAGTTCTGTAGAACCTCAAGATGAAGAGAAAGAAGAAACACCACACGAAACTGCTTATCGTTTAGCAGTTGAAAAACATAGTCCTTGGCCTGGCGGAGGTTCCGAGAACTTTCATAAATAATTTTACTGAATTGAATTTACAATGCCATTACCTACATTAACTGTACCTAAGTACAAACTGAAACTGCCTTCTGATGGCAGAACTGTCAATTTTAGACCTTTTCTTGTAAAAGAAGAGAAATTGCTACTTCTAGCAACTGAGACAGGTAGTCAAGAAGATATTGTTGCTGCAATTAAAAATATAATTGCTGAATGTACTGATATTCATGATATTGATGACCTTCCAACTTTTGATATTGAATATGTCTTCCTTCAAATCCGTACCAAATCTGTTGGTGAGGCTGTTGAAGTTAACGTGACATGTCCTGATGATGGAGTAACGGAAGTACCTGTTAAAATACCTTTGAATGAAATCAAAGTCAAAAAAGACAAGAAGCATAAGAAGGAGATTAAATTGGGTGAAGATATTATCTTAACTATGGCTTATCCTAGTTTAGATACATTTGTTCAAATGAATTTCCAAGATGAAGAACCTACTGTAGATTCTGTTTTTGAAATGGCAGCAGGTTGTGTAAAGCAAATTGCTGATGCTGAACAAGTATATGATGCTTTAGATACTCCTAAAGAAGAATTGATAGAATTTTTTGACCAGTTGAGTAGTAAGCAGTTCCAAGAAGTACAAGCCTTCTTTGATACTATGCCTAAACTATCTCATACTGTTAAGGTCACTAATCCTAAAACTAAAGTCGTAAGTGACATAGTTCTAGATGGATTAGCATCTTTTTTCGGTTAGCTCTACTCCATCAAAATTTACAGACCTTCTATGAAGTTAATTTTGCACTTATGCACCATCATAAGTGGCCATGTGATTATATTGATAACTTGATTCCCTTTGAAAAAGAGATCTATATGAATCTCTTAATGAATTATCTTAAAGAAGAAAATAGGCGAATGGAGGAGAGCCAGAGGCAACAACAAAAGTAGCATTAACTAATAGTGGCAAATAAGTTTACACATAAGTTTGTAAATGCTGGAGTAAAAGGTAAACTTACACCAGCACTTTTTGCTGCAAGGAAATCTATTACTGCTACTAATAGGATAGGTAATACAGTAGCTAGTATTGGTAATGTTGTATGGGATATGAGGCAAATTGCTGTCAAATCGGCAGCAAATAAAGTACTAGCAGAACAGGCACGAAGAAGAGCAGAACAAAGAGAAAGGGATGCTGAAGCAGAGGAAGCAGCAGAACTGGATAAATCGTTACAATCGAAAAAGGCACAGAAACCAGACGCTAAACAAAAGAGTCTTGCCGAAAAGCATTTTGGTTGGTTAAATGGGTTCCTTAGACCTATAGTAGAATTTTTTGGGTGGTTAATTAAGGTTACCCTTATTAAGAATATTCTTAATTGGCTGCAAGATCCGAAAAATAAAAAACAATTAAAAACATTTTTAACGAAGGTTTTTGA